CTTTTACACCTTGCAATATAGCTTGTTTTACTTGGTCTTGTCTAGCTATTAATGTTTTTATAATATGTAAAAAAATTTTCTATGCGCATTGAGACATGATTTTTGATAAACTTTCACAACGATTTGTTGTCTGCGCATGCCAACGTGAGTCGAGCATCTCGGCGCTTGCCCTTTGATAGTCTCGTGCTTCAAGTGCAGAAATCATATTACGAAAATTTCTAACCCCCTGTGTCCCAAGTTGAAATACCATNTCCGTTACTATATTTTTTGCTTCAATATGTAATTCTGGAATATGNCCAACTAATTGATCAGCACCCATNTCTGCTTTTGCAAAATCCTTATCAAATAATTTTAATAATTCATCTTTGGTGTATTGTTTACCATTTTCAAATTCATCTTCCTCAGTAATAAGATGGCCGTACCCTATGGTAGCCTTCCCCAGTGAATCTAGATAAGGGGTATCCCTAAATCCTTCATGCTCACGTATTCTTTTTTTTAAAACTTCAGACATACTTTCTCCTTATACAAATATTTTAGTTTTCTGTCTTTTACTCGGGAGCATTCTACTAAATCCTCTCGGGTAAACCTCTATATACCCTCCTGAATTCTTTTTTACAATCTTATTTCCGTGTTCAGAAGCCCATTTTTTTGCCATTTCAGGTTTATTTGCATAAAGATATGCTCTTTGTTTTTTAGATCTAAAAGGCACTTATTATTTAAAACCTTTAAGAGTTTTTGCTAATCGTGCTCTTTGTCCCAGTTTACCTTTTTTCTTTGCCGCAGCATCAAGTTTTTTTGCAGGAATATCTTTTCCTTTTTTAACGCCTAAAGAAGCACGAAGAGCTCCTGGTTTCTTAATTGCTTTTTGAATCCATTTACCATCTTTTGCTTTAATAACAGAACCTTCTCTAGAACCTTTTGCTTTAGGTCCTTTTATAGTTGATCCTTCTCTTGATCCTGGTGCTTGAGCTCCTCTAATAACAGAAGTNTGAGCAGAACTTTTTACCATTCCACCTTTTCTTCTTGTTTCAGGAACTTTAGTTCCAACATTTCTTTTTATTTGCATTGCTCCTCCTGTTAAAGTTTTACCTTTTAATCCTTGACCAGTTGGATCGCCAATAGGTTTTCGTGCAATGTTTCTTCCCAAGTTTGCCGCATTAGCTATACGTTGTCTAACGCCCATTCCTGGTCCTTTAGGTATTGCCATTACTTCGCTATCCCAAACCCACGTTTAGCAATTCCACCACCTCTGCGTGTTGTAATTTTAGCAGATTTGTTTTTTTCCGCTAATCTACCACCTAGCAAAGGAGACTGTTTTTCAATTTTACCAGAAAGAAGAATTCTTCTTAATATTGCCATTGATAATCCCATAAGTTCTTTTTTACTCACTTCGGGATGACGATCAGCTATTTTTTTAGCTATATCTTCTTTCATCATTTTCTTTGAGTCTTCTGTTGCAGCTTTGCTTGATTTTTCGGTCATTTCGCAATCCCCATTCCACGTTTAGCAATTCCGCCACCACGTCTTTTGATTGCTCCACCTTTACGCTTTGCAATTCCCATTCCACGCTTTGCAACGCCTCCACCTTTCATAGGACGATTAGGATTATAACCAACGATGCTTTCAACGGTAGGATCTTTAGAATAACCCATTGGGTTCATTCCTCCACCCATACTACCACCACGGTTTTTTTTCAGTTCACCAACAATTCTTTTTTTCTCTGCTTTTAAATTTTTCTTACCACCTTTAGTGTAAGCTTTCTCTGAATCTACTCGACCAAGCTCTTCGAGTCTATTCATTCTTTTAGTATTAGCCATAGCTGTCTCCTATTTTTTCTTAATTAAGCCCATTGCACCTTTTCCAGCCTTAATGCCAAAACTTGCTGAGCAGGCAATATATAATAAATGTTTGTAATAATCAGGGAGTGATTGCAAGGCAATAAACCCTGCTTCTATATGTACAGTCATTCCNGGAAAAAATACGAGTGTCGCTGGAGCGAGTAAACAAATTAAAATTAGTTCGTCTTTCCACGAGCCTTTCATTTGATCTACTGCTGTTGTTTCCCATTTTACTTTTCCAGCAATCTGATCTTGTTTTAATTTAGTTGCTGCTTTAACTTCTGTTACTTTAAGTTCAGCCTTCGCCTTTTTTGTCTCGACGAAGCCACGAACTGTGTCTGCGGCCACGCCGAGTAAAGGTTTTGCTAAGAGTTGCCAGACCATAGTCTAAGCTCCTCCTCCGCCACCAATTTGACTAATGACGATAATCACGATTATGGCTACAATAGCAGCCTTAATCCAATCCTTCATTTTCCAATCAGACCATTCTTTCAAATGTGCCCATAAATCTTTAACTAGATTCATAAAACCTCCTTGGTTAAAGCGTGTTAGTCTACTACATGTTCACAGTTTTTGCAATCACATGATTGACAAGAACTGCCGTTACTACAATGACATCCATGTCCACAATTCTTACATTCCATTAAAAAACACCTTTAAAAGGCACCTTTTTAATTTGCATTTTACTACGTTGTCCTTTTGGTCCACTACCTAAATTATCTATTTTTGTAGGTCCTTGAACTCTCATTGCCGCTGTAGAAGGGGCATAAGCTTTATTTACTGTAGGTCCTGCATAAGGATTTAGATCATTGGAGACAGTCATCTTAGCATTAGGATATTTAGATCCGTTTATATATTTAGGTGTTGCCATTTTTTTCTCCTTCAATGTATTGTTGGTTTTATTAAATCAACAAAATCAACAGTGTTTTGCTCCATAATATGATGTGCATCNTCAGGATTCATATGATTAAAATATAAAACTCTAGCTGCACTCATAAAAGCACCTGCTAAAAGTATACTATCTTCTTCACTTTTGGAAGTTTTTTCTGCCATTACCATTAGTTCTTCAAACCATCGAGCTAATTTTTCTTCTGCCTCAGTCATAAGTTCTATATTAGACTTAGAAGTCACTTTTACAACGCCTATATTAGTTATCAAAACGAATATTTTTGTTAACATCCACTGTTCTTGGATTTTTTTTGCTTTTTTCTATTTCTTTTTGCTTAGTTAAATTAACATTAGCTCTTAATTGAGCAATATCTTCTTGAGAATCAATGCGATCTTGAGCAATTTCAGCATCTTGATTCAATTTTTGTTGATCTAAGTTCAATTTAGCCTCATCTACCATTGATTTTCTCTCTATATCTTGTGCTCTTAGGTTAATTTCTTGTTGTTTTAAGTCTACAAGTGGATCTTGACCTAATTCTTGCATCATTTCTTGCTCTTCACCGACCATTTCTTCTGTCATGATAGCAATTTTCTCTGCAACTTGTTCTTCAAGCTTTTCTTGGAACTGTAATTGTAATTCTTCAGGTAATTGACCTCCATATTGAGCAGTAATCTGATCTATTTCTGGTTTATTATCATCTTCTACTTCTTCTCTAGCCTGAATACTCACATGATCCATAATATGACCCTGTAAAATAGCCATAACTTGAGGATTATTTTTAACTAAAACAGAAGACATAAACGCTCTATGAGAATCAATATGAGCTGGTTGATTTTGTCCTCTAAATGCAGTCAATGACGACCCTCTTAAAGAAGCAGCATTTTCTAAACCAGGATCCTGAGGTTGTGGTTCTTTTGGTACAGGTAACAATACATCAATATCTTTTACTCCTAAGGCTTGATACATTCTTCGGTAAGCTTCATACATGTTATGAGCTCCTGGGTCCGCTTGTGCCAGTTGTAATTGAGTTTGTGCTAATGTAACACGCTGTGACATCGAAAAAATGTTTGGATCTGATACAGGAACAATGTCTATATCATCACTAAAATCTTCTGTCTTTAAACTTGGAACAGCATCTTGACCTACTTCATAAGGATAAAAAGGAGGAAGAGATTCTGCAAATATTTTAGATAATAATTTAAATTCTATTTTTTGTGCATAGTGTAATCGTTTGTGAATAGCTGACATAACTCTTGCACCACGTTCCATTAATGCCATTGTTGTTCCTACAGGAGCTCCAGCTTGAGCCGCGTCTCCTATTTTTTGATCGGCTATTGCCGCAAAACGACTGCCTGCTTCTACACAAAACCCTAGTAATTGAAATAAAGTTTGAGATGGTTCTTTATACGGTAAAGGCAACAAGCCTTCACGTAGACTTCCCCCAGGTGCATCTACATCTCTGAATTCTCCTGGTTGGAGCGGTGTGTCATCGTCTTTAACTCGCAGCCCTCTAGCTTTAAAACCTGCAGGGAGATTGGACAACGTACCAGCATCGAGAAGTTGTCTAAGCGCTGAAGTTGCTGTTCTGGAGAGACCCCCGAGCATGTGGATAAGACCAAAGCCATAAAAACTAAAGCCAGGTAAAAATTTATAATGAACAAAATATTGTTTTTTCTTTTTTTGTGGATCTTGTTCTGCATAGTTTCTGTAAATAGATAATACATGAGTAGAACCTTCATCAATNGTTACAATNTANGGAACTTTAATACCATCTTCACTATCTATTCCTTCTATGTTTAAATCAACATGCATTTCTAATAATTGATAATCTTCGTCATGATAATTTTTTCTAACACCAGAAATTTTACTTTCCTGTTCTTGTAGTCCTGTTTCATCAGTCCATTTTTCTAAATCTACATCACGNTATAATCCCGCTACTTGTAATTTACGAACTTCATTTTTTGTACGACGAACAACATGAGTAACTCTTTCACATGAAGGAAAATCAGTNGTTTGATAAGGAACATATAAATCATCACTCGGAACAAATTTAGAAACTGCTCGTTGTAATCCTTCATCGTAATAAACTTTTTTAAAAGCAGATCCTGAAAGAGGTAGATAAAATAATAATGAATCCATATCGGGATCATATTCTTCCATCTCATAAGTAATTTGATAGTTCATGTAATCTTTAACACGCTGTGCTTGTTCTTCTTTTTGTCTGGTAATGCCACCTAAAATTTGTGTATTAACTGGTCCGCCTGGTGGTAATAATTCTTTGTACGCTTGTGCTTGAAATTGTGTGATAGCCTCGGATAACATTGGGTGGGTCACGGAACTCGCACCAGCAAAAGGCATTGTTCTTTCTTGATATTTAAACCCTAAAAGATCTAATCCTTTTTTATATGTATCTTCCCATTCTTTTCTTGAAGCTTTATCATCTTCAAAAGATTGACGTAACTCACTTGATATTTGTCCTAGAGTGTTATCGTCTAAAACTTCAGCTAAATTCATATCAAAAGATGTTTGAAGTATGTTTTCCTGTTCTCCAATAATAGCAGAACCATCTTCCATCATTTCTACATTAGCTTTTTCTACATTATCTTGAACTTGAATATCTAAAATATTCTCTGCCATTTCTTCTTGTTCTGGTACAAATCCTATAGGTTTATCAACTGCCATTATGCTACCTCAAATATATCAATTAATTCAGGAGTATACACCATCCCTCCATCTTTTCTATGAGTTTTATGAGGTAATAGCATTTCTGGTGTAATCTTTATAGCAAAAACATCCCCCACGCCATCCACTTTAATAATCTTAAATTCTGAGTTATTTTCTTTTGCAGCTACTTTTAATATTTTTTCTAAAACGGAAGTGAAGTGTTTACCTTTAGTATCCACAGAATCAGGCCCTCCATAGAACTCTTCTGTTCCCACTCCTTTTTTACCTGATCTTTCTGGAAGAGGTGTGTCTGTTCCTCCTGTTTGACCATATCTTTTTTTAACTAAATTAGCTGGTGATACAGCATACCATGTAGCTGCATTATCGGCTTTCTCTACATATAATCTATTTGCCGCTAAAGCTAAATCACGTTTTACTAACGCTGAGCCCCACTCTGTTCTATTTTTAAACGGAAGATTAGGAAATAATTTTTGAAGAGATTCTTTACTCATCATAGTTTCAATTTGTCCTAAAAGTTCTTTTTCTTTTTTTCTTGCTTCTTTAGCTAAGTTGACAAGTTCTTTTGAAGGTGACGTTCCAGCCTCAGCTAACTGTTCAAAAACTTTATTTGTTTTAGCAAACTCATCTACAAATTTTTGTAGATCTTGTTCTGTAGAAAAATAAGGACGAAACACCGATTTATTTTTTATAAAGTGTTCCGCAACTTCAGGATTAATATCTCTATATTGATTGCTATATCCTCGTTGTCCAGCAGC